CCACCGTGCGCGGCGAGAAACGCACCGCCAGCAACACCATGGGCGCCCGGTGGGCCGCCGAAGCCCTGGCCCGCAAGCTGAACCTGGACCCAACCCTGCTCCGCGAAACCCAGCGCGACCTGCTGCGCAGTGGGGTGGAGTTGTTTGTTCATCCTGGTGAGATCGTAGAGGTGAGCCAATGACCGCTCAGATCGACATCTTCGCAGCGGGCGCCCAGCGCCTGCAGATGACCGAGAGCATCGAGCTCACTATCCAGTCGCTCCAGGCCTATGGTTCTGATCATGACCACTGGGGCATCGCTTGGTCCGGTGGCAAGGACAGCTCGGCTACCCTGACGTTGATCATCTGGCTGATCGACACGGGTCGGATCAAGGCGCCGAAGACGCTGACCGTGTTCTACGCCGACACGCGACAGGAGCTGCTGCCCCTGGCCAATGCCGCCAGCCAGATCATGGATGAGCTGCAAGAGCGCGGCATCCACGTTGAGGTAGTCACGGCGCCGATGGACAAGCGCTTCATGGTCTACATCCTCGGCCGCGGCGTCCCGCCGCCGAACAACAACACGCTGCGCTGGTGCACCCGTCAGATCAAGATCGATCCGATGGAGGCTGCGCTCGAAGCGCGGCTGGCCGAGCTGGATGGCAATGTGTTGATGATCACCGGCGTGCGTCAGGGCGAGAGTGCGATCCGCGACAAACGTATCGAAATGTCGTGCGGCAAGGACGGCGCCGAGTGCGGCCAAGGCTGGTATCAGAAGGTGCTACCGGAGGCGAAGGGCCTGAAAGGACGCCTTTCGACGTTGGCCCCGCTGCTGCATTGGCGGGTCTGTCACGTCTGGGGATGGCTGCAACACTGGGCGCCGCAAGCCGAGTTCGGCGACTGGTCTACTGCAATGATCGCCGACGCTTACGGCGGCGACGAGGCCGAGGAGATCAACGCCCGGACTGGTTGCACTGGCTGCCCGCTGGCCAGCGAGGATATGGCGCTCGATACCATCCTTCGCGTTCCTTACTGGGCGTACCTGGCCCCGCTCAAGCGCATCAAGCCGCTGTGGCGCGAGTTGCGCGAGCCCCAACATCGGCTGCGCAAGGCCGGTATCGAGCTATTGAAGAGTGGAAAGGTCGCGGCCAACCCTCAGCGGATGGGGCCGATCCTACTGGAATCGCGGCTAATGGCGCTTGAACGCCTGCTGGCGATTCAGGCCGAGATCAACGAAGCCGCGCAGTGCCTGGGGCGTCCAATGGTGGACATGATCAACTCCGAAGAGGAGGCCCGCATTCGCGAACTGATCGCAGCCGAAACCTGGCCAAACGGCTGGGATGGCGACGAGCCGGTTGCGACTGTTCCGCTGGACAAGGTTTTCGCTGATGGGACCGTGCAGCCACTACTGTTCCACGAGGTGCTCCTGGAAGGAGATGGGGCTTGTGGTTGAGGCGGATATGAAACAGCACATGCTCGAATGCGAAGCCCGCACCTGGTTGCGCAACGGCTACGACACGCCCGAGCGCATCGAGGAGCTCACATTGATGATCGCCAAGAAGCGCGGCCAGGCCAGCGCTGAGCGCCTGGTCGAGGAGATGCGCCGCCAGTGGCGACGCCGCTCGGAGTGGCTGACCTAGAAATCACCATCAACTATTCGAGGCCCGGCAACGGGCCTCACGCTTTGGCGGGGCATAGACTCCTGCCGTTTCCATCAGGTGAACACGACCATGCACGAAGGCGTCGAGGTGCGCGGCAATTCGCTGCGCGTCTATTTCCGGTATCAGGGCGAGCTGTGCCGCGAGCCGTTCCCAGGGGATGCCTCGCCGGCGAACATCGAACAGGCCAGCCGGCTGGCGGGGCTGATCCGGCACGAGATCAAGCACGGCACGTTCAGCTATGCCCGGCACTTCCCCAACTCGGTGAAGGTAAAGACCAATACCTTCGGGCACTTCATCGATCTCTGGCTGAACATCAAGCGCAACGGGGTGGCGCCGTCGGGGTTCCGCGTGTACGAGGGGCGGGCTGAGATGCACATCAGGCCGAAATGGGGGCCGCTGCAGGCGGACCAGATCGACCACCTGGACCTGCAGGAATGGGTGCAGACGGAGCTGATGCCGAAGCTGCACAACAAGACCGTCAACGAAATCATCGGCCTGGTGCGCCAGATCTTCCGGCTGTACCGGATGCGCAATCGTCAGGCGCATGACCCCACCGAGGGGCTGCGGGTACGGGTACCCGATCGGGACGATCCCGATCCGTTCGATCGACGCGAGATCGAGGCCATTTTGTCGCTGGAGACCAAACGCGATCAGGAGCGCAATCTGGCGCAGTTCATGATCTGGGCCGGGCCGCGGGTGTCGGAGGCGATATCGCTGGCCTGGGAGGATGTGGTGGACCTGGACAAGGGCATCGTCCGCTTCCAGCGCTCCCAGGTGCGCGGCCACTACAAGGTGACGAAGACACGCCGATCGGTGCGCGAAGTGAAGTTGCTGAAGCCAGCACGCGAGGCGCTTCAGGCGCAGGCGAAGTTGACCCGCGACCTGAAGCCGGTGGAGGTTGAAGTGACCGAACGGGATAACAAGACGAAGCGTCTGCGCCCGCTGCGTTTCGTGTTCCACAACTCCAGCACCAACGCTGCGCATACCAGTTCGGACATGCTGTTGAAGGGCTGGTGGCGGCCGCACCTGAAAGCCGCCAACGTGCGCTTTCGTGGGCCGAACAACTGCCGGCACACCTTCGCCAGCCAGCTGCTCACCACCGGCGCGGTGCCCCTGGAATGGATCGCGGATCAGATGGGGCACACGTCCACCGACATGATCCGCAAGCACTACGGCAAGTGGATCAACGACGACGGCCCGGACATGGTCGGCATCCTCGAGCACGCGCTCAAGCTCTGATCCCAACCGAACCACCCGAGGCGGCCTGCGAGCCGCCTTTTTCATGCCTGCTCGGCGGCTATCGGCAGTGCCGTGTTCCCAGAATGTACCCAAACGGGCAAACGAGGCGGGTGAAGGGCAGTAAAATCAGCGTCTTAGGTAACTTCGCGTGAGAGTTCGAGTCTCTCCGTCCGCACCATTACATGATTTCGAGACCTCTCTGGTGCACTCGAATATCCCTGAAAGCCCCGTAATAGGGGCTTTTTTGTGCCTGGAGTTTCTCGCTGGTACTCGTTAAAGCTTGTGCCAGCGCGAATCCTTAGGTACATAAATGTGTACATCACGAGTTCGAGCTTGGGAGATGTACACATGCCTCTCACGGATACGGCTATTCGACAAGCCAGGCCAAGGGAAAAGGCATACACGCTGGCAGACGCCGACGGGTTAGCGTTATTCATCCATCCGCGTGGCGGTAAGTACTGGCACTTTCGGTACCGGTTGGGCGGGAAGGGCTGCCGCATTTCTCTGGGGACCTATCCCGAAGTTTCCCTCAAGGACGCGCGCCTTCGTCGAGACGACGCCAGACAAAAAGTCGCCGCGGGAATTGATCCGAGGAGCAGCCCAGGCACACCGCCTGCCATCGTGACCTTTCGACAGGTCGCCAACGAGTGGGACACCTTTCGTACACCGCGACTGACCCAGGGCCGCAAGGGCTCGGCGGCACAGGCCAGGCGCTATCTGGACAAGGACATCATTCCGCTGCTTGGCGACATGCCGATTGAGGCGGTTCGACGCACAGACGTGCTGAAGGTCGTGCGGGCGGTCGAAGAGCGGGGTGCGCTGAATGTCGCCGAGAAGATACGAACCTGGCTGCATCAGATATTCCGCTACGCCATGGTTCATGAATATGTGGAGGTCAATCCTGCCACGGACCTGGACATCGTTGCGGCTGAACAGCCTCCGGTCAAACACAATCCCTGGCTCAGACTGGGCGAGCTCGGGGAATTCGTACGCACGCTCAGGGCCTACCATGGCTCGTTGCTGGTGCGGTTGGGGGTGGAGCTGATGTTGCTGACGGGCGTGCGAACCGCCGAGATTCGCCACGCTCGCCATGATCAGTTCGATCTGGATAAGCGCCTATGGTCGATCCCGGCCAGCGAGGTCAAGCAGCTGCGTAAGTTGGTCAGGCTCAAGGGCAGCGAGGTGCCCGACTATCTGGTTCCGCTATCGTCACAAGCCGTCGAAGTGATCCGGGCCATCCAGGTCTTTACCCGCCAGTACGAACTGCTGATTCCCGGTCGTAACGACCCCGCCAAGGTACTGAGCGAGAATACCCTGAATACCGCGATCAAGCGTATGGGGTACGCCAACAGGCTTACCGGCCATGGTATTCGGGCAACCCTGTCTACGGCTTTGTACGAGATGGGTTATCCAAGTCCCTGGATCGAGGCCCAGATCTCGCACGCCGATGAAAACAAGGTGCGGGATGCGTACAACCACGCGCTGTATGTGGATCAGCGCCGAGACATGATGCAGGTCTGGGCTGACTACCTCGACTTCCTGGCTGCTACGACGAAACCCTTCGACTCTCGATCCATGCCTCGATATCTGCCATAGGCCAGCGTGAGCATCGTGCCGACAGCTTGATCGGCCGAGGGAATCCCTGCTCGCTCATCCAGCGATACAGGGTAGGCACACTGACACCCACCGTTCTGGACAGGGTTTTCACATCGACCATGGGGTTGGCGACATTGATAGGCTGAGACTCGCTACGATTCATGGGTGGTCCTCTCAGTAGAGCGTGCTACATGCACGCATCCATGCTGATTGACCTACCTGGGCACAACAACCAACCTTGGAAGGTCAGAGCGTAGTGTCGCAGCATCCGGATCGAAACCTGGAACCTGGCAGTGTCGTTTGAGCCCGGACCCTACAAGGCGCCTATACGACGCGCGGCGACAGTTCCTCGAACTCGCCGAGGGGTCGCGATGTGGCAGATATAGACGGGTGCTATAGCCTGAGAACTGTGGCTGAACCGCCCCGGCTTTCCCGGAGGCTCCAACTCTTGAGAGGATGGAGCCATGAAGACGACGAAGTACTCCCCGGAAGTCCGCGAGCGAGCGGTTCGACTGGTATTGGAGCATCAAGGCAACCACGAGTCGG